CTAAATCTGATCTAATATCTTTTCAATTTGACTATCAGACTTTTGCTTTAACTCATCTAGCATATAGGCATAAACGCTGGCCGTGATGCTCATATTTGCGTGCCCTAAGCGCTTTGATATGGAGTATAGGTCAACTCCTTTAAATAATAATAGAGCCACGTGAGTGTGCCTTAAACTGTGAAAATGAAAGCCTTCTTTTTTAATTCCAATTTTTTTGAGGTGATTTCGCAGAGTTTTGTTAACTGCGCTGGAAGTGGGAATGGTGCCACGCTCATCAATAAAAATTCTCTCATGATTATTGGCTTTCAATTTTAGTAAAATATCTAAAAGAGTTTGGTCAACTTTAATCACTCTTGTAGAAGTCTTGTTTTTGGTTTCTTTATTGATTTCATCAGAGTCATAATTTAATATCTTTTTGTTGTCATAATCCCATGACTTGGTTATATGGATTTCCCTATTTTTAAAATCAATGTCCTTCCAAGTTAGCACCATGATTTCGCCAGGACGCATTCCTGTATAAATAATAGTTAAGAGCATATAGCGACTAGTATATCTAGTATTAATACCGTTTAATAATGATTTTTTTAAATCCTGAACCTGTTTAAAATTTAAGTAGTCAATTTTTCGGGTTTTTTTATCATTCCATGTTAGATTTATTCTGTCAGTGAAGTTTAGTGGAATTAGACCTTCGCTGACCGCATCTTTGACACAGCTTCTTATTGTACCATTTGTTTTTAAGACTGTTACTTTAGCATGTGTTTGGCCATATTTGTTAAAAAAATCTTGATACTTTGCACGTGTCATTTTTGTCAGCTTAATATTACCAAAATTTTCTTTTATTAAATCATAGGCCCTAGTGTATCGCCTTTTTGTACTATTTGATTTTCCCGGCTCTTTATACCGTTTATACCATTCCAAAAAGTATTCAGCAAAAACAGGGTCTTTATTCGTAATTAAGTTTTTATCTTTTGCCACTTCTGCTTCATTGGCCCATTTACGTGCTTCTAATTTTGTACTAAACCCACTTTTAACTTTAAATTTACGTTTTCCAAATTCGTCATACCAAGATACTTGTGCGCGCCAAGCATTACCGCGCTTTTCAAAATGTGCCAATTTTAAAAAATCTCCTTCTAACTTTATGGTAAAATGAATGCAGACTAAAGGCATAGCTTTTAGTCCAACTTTTAAAGTCTTTAAGAACTCAACTGTCAAATGTTTTCTTAAAGGCTTTTCTCTTTGAATTTTTTATAAAAACAACTATTTAAACCAGTTTGCCGTTTTGTGCGGATAAACCCAGTTATCGTAATGTCCAAAGAGTGACCAACAATAGGTCGGATTATTTGCTAAAATCTTAATATGTGTGCCCTTTTTCAAGACTTTACTCTGTCCTAAATGGTGATTAATACTATTTTTTGACCAAACAATCTTGCGAATTTTGATATTTTTGGTCAATTTAACTTTTCTTGGCTTTGATAGCCAATCATCTTTTTTAAACCAATAAGAATAATTTTTATAATTTACAGGCTTATTAGCCTTATGACTTTGCTTTCTATATTTTTTTAGCCAATTAGTTGAGTGATTCATATTCACCCAGAAATAGCCGTTTTTAATATTACTGCCGATTCCAGGAATGTTGCCACTAAAAATCCAAGGCCAACTAGCTGACTGCTTAACGGTCACTAGGGAGCCTTTTTTTAATGTCTTTCTTTTGACTGCAGTTTGTTGATAACCAGCCTTATTACCATTAATTAAAAGTAATTGTTGGTTTTTGGTCGTTATCATTTTGCGTGGTTTGAACCAATAATCTGTATTTACAGATGGTAAAGCGTTAACAGTTTTACTTGTGCTTTCAATTGCAACAGTTCCTAAAGCTAAAGTAGCAGCAACGCTAATAAAAATCTTTTTAAAATTCATAATATATCTCATTATAAAATTCTTCGTACACTTATAACTCGACCCACAATACCTAAGTCGACCTTTGCACCTGGAAAGTATTTTAATTTTTTATTAGCGAAGCCGACATGCCCAACATCTATTACTTTTCCAAAGGTTATTGAATATGGAGTTTTAAAAGCTACAATATCACCAAATTTTGCTGTTTGTTGTGGATGAATAATCATGATATCGTTTTTATAAATTTTAGGTTCTAGATTATTATCGTGGCATTTAACTGCAAATAGAGAGTGGCTTTTATCAAATTTAGTGGGATGATAGATTTTTAAATAGTCAACAATGTTACTAGGGGCAAAATTATTTACACCTAGTTTTAGAGATTCTAAAAGTGGTATTAGCATAAAGTCATCAGGACTAAGCTTTTCAAGATTTTTAGGTAATTTTTTTCTATTACTCATTAACCTTCACTTCCTCTAACAAATAATAAAGTTTCCTAGGTATTCCAAATGTTTCAGCAAATTTATATTTGCTTTCAAAAAATAAGTCATTTTGCTCACAATAATTTAATAACAGGTTAATAGCAAACTTATTTGCAATGCATTCATTGTAGCGTTCGGCTTTATTATTTCCAATATAGTAACAAAATGCATTTCCACACATAACATGTCCAATTTCGTGTGCTAAAATAAATGGCTTTTCGAATGATTCCTTCCAATTTTCATTTAGAATTATTAAACGCGGCCATTCATAACTAACTGAGGGATCATTTGGATTCATATAACTTACATGCTGAATTCCTATTTTGTTTTTTTCACAAAAATCAAATAAAAAAGATATAACGTCATCCATATTTTTGCCTTCTATTTTCTTTTCTTTTTTAATGCCTCAGGATGTTTTTTTACATATTCTTCAGCGATGGCTCGATACATATCTTTTAGCTCGTCAGGAATGTGACCACCATAAGCCATTCCCAAATCTTGCCAAGCCAGTTTATCATCGCTGCTAATGGCACGGCCTAATAAGTAATCAGTAGTGACGTTGAAATAGTCTGCAATTCGAGACAACATTTCATTATTTGGCTCTCTTTTTCCAGTCTCATACATTCCAAGAGTACTTGTGCCAATATTAATAATTTTTGCTAATTCAGCCTGACTAAGATTTTTATTTTTTCTAAGAATTGCAATCCGTTGACCAAATTTATTTTTTTGTGGGTCCATGTTTTAAGCTCTCAGGATGCTTTTTGACGTATTCTTCAGCAATAGCACGATACATGTCCTTTAATTCGTCAGGGATGCGACCACCATAAGCCATTCCTAAATCTTGCCAAGCTAATCGATTATCTTCTTTTAAATTTGAATTTCCAGCTAATTGATCCATTGAAATATTAAAAGCTTTGGCAAATTCTTGAAGTTCATCACTAGATACCTTTCTATTACCTTTTTCGATTTTATTCACAACTGTATTATCCATTTTCACTTTTCTTGCTAATTCAGCTTGGCTCCAATTTCTAGCCTCTCGTTCATTAATAATATTCTGAGCTAATTGATTAATAGACATATGTTCACCTCTAATTAATATTGCGCTTTTCGCATTAATTATAGTGCAAATCGAAATTAATTTGCAGTTAGTTTCTAAAATAGCAATATTTTTAATTGACTTTGCTACTTTCGCAATGTATTATAATTATAAAAAGTTGCGATTTTAGCAAAGAGATGAGGGATAATATGGCAACTAGCTTAAATCTACAATACATAAAAAATCGTAGGCAAAATTTAGGATTTTCTCAAAAAGAAATGGCAAATACCTTAGGCTTAATGACAAGTGAGAAGTATTACCGTCGTGAGAGTGGGCAATATAGTTTTAAAGTTTCAGAGCTACCTGCGCTAGCTAAAAAATTAGATATACCAATTAAAAAACTATATGAAAAACATTGCGATTATAGAAAGGCATAATTATGGAAGATATTGTACAACTTCCTATTTCTATTGGTGCTTTAACTAAAGCTATTGATGGAATTATGAAGAATAGAGGCTATGTACCTGCTGATTCTTTAGTAGGCAGAACGATTAAGATGCCAGAGTTTTCCAAAAAGTACTGCGGCAATAAAGCGGATAAGTGGATTAGGTTATTCATTTTTGACCAGTATCCAGAAGTTGATATTCAGAATGGTGGATGGGTTGTTAATCCACATTGGACCGATAAAGGCAGGAGAACAATTATTTTTGAAAATCCGGCTAGCGAATGGATGGAGAAGCATCGTACCGAAATAGATTGGAACGCTAAATTACCTAAATAGACAGTCAAAGAATTAGGTGGATAAGAATGAAATTTTTAACTAGATGGACAGATTTTTTAAATAATTGTTTTGATTTTGGTGAAAAGACATTATCAAACACTGGCGGATTGGCAATACTGGCAGGGTCAATTATTTTCATTGCTCTGTTAATAGTATTAACAGTAATTGGTGGTCCAGAACAATTACCTGGAACTTGAAGGGAGGATAATAATGCTTTACGAAGAACGAAAGGCCAGAATTAAGGAATATGAGAAGGTAGCTAATAGGACAATCAACTGGTTTATTTTAACTATGATTGCAATAGCATGGTGCTATTTTTTTAGAACAAGGATTGCTGAATTTTTAGCAATTGCATTTTTTATTATTTTCGCTGGCTGCTACGGAAAACTGGGTATTTTATATTACTCAATCTTTAAGAAAAAGAGGTAGTCGTTATGTTTGGAAACAGAAAAGGCGGTATCAAATTATTTAATACAGGTGACTTTTGGATACAAAATCAGTCTTACGAAAATGGTGAGATAGATTACGAAATCGAACCAATGATTGCTGGTGAAAAATTTGCCAAGGATAATCTAATTGATAAAAAGGTTATCAGAAAATACAAAGGTAAGCCAGTTTGGGTTGCTTTTGATATTGATCACAGGCCTGTAATTTACGAGGGATGCATATCTAGCAATGTTGAATGTGATTATATCAATGCACATTCTTTTATAATGGCTCAACTCATAAAGGTTGATAGTATTAGCAAGTTTGCAGCAATGATGGGTGAAGATGAACAAGGCGTTGACTTTTTGAGATTGCTAAATAAAAACGACCGGAACTTAGAGTTTTGGGAAAATCTAGCAGTTAAATGGTTCTCTGCAAAATGGATGGGTGAACAAGATGAACGATAATCTATTAATCAGCGAGCCACCTATGCTATTTGAGCCTAGTTTGGCGAAAGAACTAGGTAGCTCTGACAAAGCGCTAATATTACAGCAATTACATTACTGGCTTAACCGATCAAATAACGTACATGATGGGTACAGGTGGGTCTATAACTCCATTAAAGATTGGCATAAACAATTCTCGTGGATAAAAGAGCGAACACTGCAAAATTATTTTGCTGACCTTGAAAAAGGCGGATATATCATTTCCGGTAATTTTAACAAAGCCAAGTTCGATAAAACAAAATGGTATCGAATTGATTATGACCGATTAGAAAAAATTGCTAATCGAATAACCGAAAAACAGATAATCGATGTACCGAAAAATGACGAATCGAATAGCCGAAAAACAGATAATCGAATAACCGAAAAACTGCCAATCGATGTACCGAAAAACTGCCAACCAATACCAGAGATTACACATAAGACTACACAAGAGAATAACAATATTAAGTCCAAATCTGACAATTTGGACAAGCCTGATTATGAACAAGAATTTAATTTTCTCTGGAATCTTTACCCTAAAGGAAAAAAGCAGGGCAAGCAATTAGCATTGCGAAGTTACAAGCGCTGGCGAAAGTCGCACAAGTCTAATACGTTTAAACAAGCCAAGATACAGCTTAAGAAATATTTGAAATATATAAAAGTCCAGCACGTCCAGGTTCAATTTATTAAGGCAGCTAAGACGTGGTTCGGCAATATTGATGACGAGTACGACATTAGTGCACCACCAGTCAACCAGAGTTATAAACCAATTCAAAAAACGATTGAAAAGGGTACCGACTGGAGCAAACAGAAACCTGAGGTTAATAACAGCGTAAATGCTGACCAACTGACTGACTTTTTTAGGGATTTTGAAAATAAAAACGGCTTGACCTAGAAGGGAGGCTAACAATGCAAGATTTACAGATTTTTGAGTTTGAAAACCAAGGCGTTCGAACGTTAACAATTGATGATGAGCCTTACTTTGTGGGCAATGATGTAGCAAATATTCTTGGATATAAAAAGGCTCGGAATGCTATTGCCAGTCACGTTGATTTTGATGACAAAAAGGACGCCCCAATTCAAGGCCCCCTTGGAGGGATGCAGAACGTCACGGTAATTAATGAGTCTGGTCTATACAGCTTAATAATGAGCAGTAAGTTGCCAAGTGCTAAAAAATTCAAGCGCTGGGTCACAAGCGAAGTGCTTCCGAATATTAGACGACATGGAGCTTATCTTACAGACCAGAAAGCTATTGATATTATGACGAATAAAGATGGATTGGCCAACTTATTAAAACAAGCAGCTAATCAGTTGGAGCAGAAAGACATACAGATTAAGAATTTAGAGCCAAAGGCAAGATTTGCTGATACGGTTTCAGCAAGTGATGACACTATCTTAATTGGCGACTTGGCCAAAATTTTAAAAAGCAATGGCATTGACATTGGTCAAAATCGATTGTTTGAATGGCTCCGAATGCATGGCTATTTGGCAAGACGGAACGGTAGCTCACGAAACATGCCTACACAGAAGTCAATTGAGCGCAAACTTTTTAAAATCAAAGAAACAGCCATCACTCACGCTGACGGGCATATTACAATCCAGAAAACCCCAAAAGTAACTGGCACGGGCCAGCAGTATTTTGTAAAAAAGTTTTTAGAAATCAAAGAAATTTTGGAGGAATAAAAATGAGTGTGACAGCTAAAAGAAGTAAGTGGCTCGTAGAGATTTTTGAGAATGCTAATCATAAGTTGGAGCCTAGATTTTCTGATAATAAAGAGGTCGCATTTAAGTTTAATGATTTAAATTCAGCAATAGAAAATATTAAAAAATTAACTGATTACAGCTTTGATGAATGGGCTTTTTTGAAGATGAAAAGTTTGTAGACATATAAAAATGAAAATTGTGATTAAAGATAGTAAAAAAATTGAAACAGAGCTAGGCAGTATAGTTGCTTTAAAAAAAGAGTATTACCAGGAATATTACATAGTTATTAAGAGTAACAATCTGTATTACTTAGCAAATTTACAAAGCGGTCATGTTTTCGCCAACGGGTATTCACCTATCTGTAAAATTAATGCTGTGGTTAGGATGTATGGAGGGACCGTCTATTCTGGAAGCAATGCAAAATTAATCTTAAAAGGTGATAAAAAATGAAATTAGCAATTATTGTGTTACCAGTTATTGGCTTAATATTAGGTGTTTTAGGTATATTAATTTTAGATAATTTTTTTGGCGAATATACCAAAATTAAGCAATTTATCGCAATTGTGTTAATAGCAGTTGGTTTTATATTAGCCATTAGCGCAGGCGTTATTAAACATTTCATGTGGTGGACTAGCTGGGGGTGGTAATTAATGAAAATTCTTGACGCATGTTGTGGCTCAAAGATGTTTTGGTTTAACAAAAATGAACCGCATACAACGTACATTGACAATCGTGAAGAAACTGGAGAAGTAAAAGATCGAGAATACATCAGAACGGTTCAGATTAGCCCTGACATAGTGGCCGATTTTAGGAATATCCCTTTTGATGATGACACTTTCGATTTAGTGATTTTTGACCCGCCACACTTAATTAGAGCTGGAGAGAATAGTTGGCTAAAGATGAAATATGGTGTGTTACCTGAAAAAAATTGGCAATGTTATATCAAAAAAGGTTTTGATGAATGCATGAGAGTGTTAAAGCCAACAGGTACATTACTTTTTAAGTGGTCAAATAACCAAATTGAGTTTAATGAAATTTTCAAAGCAATTGGGCAAAGACCGATATTAGGTGATCGTAGGGGAGGAACCCGATGGTCAGTATTTATAAAAAAGTCCAAAATTAGCAAATAGGGATGTGGTGAGTAGTGCAGTTGGATAAGGTAGCAACGGCCAGCAATGTAACTGATTTTTTACATAATAATTTAGCAGAATATCTAGCCAACGCAGGGATGAATAAAGCAGACCTTAGTTCACCACAATTAAATGGGACTGGTGTCAGTCATGGCTTCGAAAATTCGGCCGAAAGCAATATGTTAAAGATTTTTGATTACGAAAATAAATGCTGGGCAATTGGATGTGCTATTAATAATTGCAGCAAAGTTAGCAGACAAATATTGCAATCAAGTATTCTCAAAGAATTAAGCGATTACGACCAAATCATGAGATTAAACTATTCTGACAGAACGTTTTATCGCAAAAAGCAAGAGGCACTTTGCGAATTTGCTACCAGAATTCAATTCTGGGCTTACAAATACAATACACATATTGCTGAACTACGTATTTATCAAGAAAAGGAAAATAAAGTTTGAAATATAAATTTACCATTCCCGGAAAACCAAGAGGCAAGCAGCGACCACGAGCTACACGAAGCCATAGACAGTTTTATACACCAACAGAAACAAAACAATATGAAGCAATGGTCAGGTTTATAAGTTTAGAACATGCAAAGATGCTGACAGGCCCTTTACGTGTGGACATAATTGCTTACTTTCCAATTCCAAAATCATATTCTAAGGCAAAACGAAAGAGATGCCTATCAGGTGAAGAAGTACCAACAAAAAAGCCGGATAAGGATAATATTGAGAAAATAATATTAGATGGCTTAAATCCACTGTACAAGATTAATAAGTTAACCCACCATCGTGAGATGTGGACTCCAGGGCTCTACAAGGATGATAGTCAGGTTATTGCTGGTGAGACAAAAAACTGTATGGTGAACCCACAAGGGTTGAAGTCATAATTACAGAATTGTGAATGAAAGGAGATGGCAGAGTTGTGGCAGACAAGTGGCAGATATCTGGCAGACTGATGGCAGTTAAAGCATGCTAAATTGATATTGTCGAAAGATTGGGGGATGGGAAAGCTCAGTCTTTCGATATCGCCTTTTAAATATACAAGAAATACTAAACACCAATTCGCAAGTATTTTTAATAATTACTTGGCAACAGAGCTGCGGTAATGGTTGTAGCTGGGTTCGATTCCCAACACCGCAATAGCAATAGGTAAACACTTATTGCTTTTAAAAATTTATTGTTTGAAGAGGCTGCTGCCACATTAGTAATTGAATTATTATATCCAATTATTACGGCATGCATTTTCTTTTATGGCTGAAGAGGAAGAGTCAATTGCAGAAAGAGTTCGTTTATAACTGTCTGACAATGACTTCATTTAACAACATTAGGTTCGAATCCTAATGCTGTTATAGACACGCGATGACCTATGTGTTGACCTGTGTCAACAATCGCTACTTAGAGAGCGTGTCAGAACGTGTGCCACAGAATTATCTTTATTATCAGAAATACACTATGTTTGGTTGCATGTGGCAGGCTGAATGGAAAGTCGAAAAATATAGAGTTAAGAGTAAAGGACTAAACCATCAACTTCAGGTTCGATTCCTGGCACGTTTTTATGCTAATAATATTTAGCAAAATAAATTAAGTCGGATTAACGTCCGACTTTTTTGTTGGAGTGATTTAAATAATTCGTTTAGAAAAAGGCGATTGCCTTCAAATTATGGAAAATATTGATGACAAAACCATAGACTTGATTTTAGCAGATCTACCATATGGTGTAACTGACAATAGTTGGGATGTACTTATACCGTTTGAAAAGTTGTGGAAGGAATATGACCGAATAATTAAAGATCATGGATGTATTGCACTGTTTGGACAAGAGCCTTTTAGCAGCCAGCTCAGAATGAGCAATAAAAAAATGTATCGCTATGATTGGATTTGGGTTACCCCAGAAGTCAGCAATTTCTTAAACGCTCATAAAATGCCGTTAAGAGCACATCAGGATATTTGTATCTTTTATAAAAAATTACCAAAGTATAATCCACAAATGCGTACTGGTTTTAAACCATATAGGACTAAGAAAACTGGTTCATTAAGTAGTAACTATAGGATTAGTGCAAAAGCTGCAAGCAACTATAAAGGTTCAACTTCTAATGGTGAAAGGTTTCCAATAGATGTTTTGAAATATAGCAAAAATTGTTCTAACAGATTACACCCTACTCAAAAACCAGTACCGTTATTAACCTATCTAATAAAAACCTATACTACCGAAGGAAATTTAGTTTTGGATAATGTTATGGGTTCAGGTTCAACAGGTATAGCAGCTGTTGAAACTAACAGGAACTTTATAGGTATCGAACAAGATGAGAATTACTTCCGCATTGCGAAAGAACGAATAGAAGCAAAGACCAAGGGGAATAGTGATGAGTAATCTATACCACCATTGTGGCTATCCAAATTGCATGAACTGGGTACAAGGACAAGACAAGTATTGCAATAAGCACCATGCTATGCGACAAGCTAGCTACGAAAAATATAAAGAAGAACGAGAACGGTTGAAAGAAAGTCCATTATATCGAGAATTATTAGACAACAGGGCTAAGGGCAAACAACGGCAGTACAATCAAACTAAAAGAGATGCCGAGTCTGTTAAGTTCTATCGATCAAAGCAATGGCAACAAGTAAGAGACTATCGAATTGCTTACGACCAATACGTTTGCCAATGTTGTGGTAAAAACTATCAAGTCAATAGGTTAACAGCTGATCATATTGTCATGCGGAAGCTTTTAAAGCCTCAGCAGCAGTTAGATTGGCATAACCTTTGGACGCTTTGCAACCGTTGCAATGCTATTAAACAGCAGATTGAGATTGATTATCAGCGCAAAAATCTGTACAGGCAACTTAGGACAATGAACAAGACCGATTGGCAAAAACTAATTTATAAAAAAGAAAATAATAAAAACACCCCCGGCCTATTGCTTAGAAGAGAGCTATCACACAATGCTGGTCTTCTTTTTTTGAACTGCAATTTGATTTTTTTGAGGTAGGGGGGCTATAAAAAATAAGAATGTTGAAATATTAAGCATTCGAACCGCATTAGGTGTCATAAACAGTCTTAATATTTTTAAATATTTTAATGCAAAAAGCAGGAGGTGGTAAAAATCAGGAAAACCAAGTTAACTACTAACAAGGCAAGAGCTCCAGCTCGCCAGCGGAAAAAAACCGAAAAAATGTTGGATAAAAATGGCGACTTGAATAATTTACCAGCACAACCACCATACTACTTGAAAAGCTACGCTCGGTCGATGTGGACTAAAGTTGTACCTTTTTTAAATTCAACAAAAGTAATTAAGCAGCCAGATCGACCGCTCGTTGAAGCATTCTGTATTAACTATCAAATATTAAGAGAGAGTTATAAGTCACTTGCTGAAGATGGCGTGCAGGTAAAGATATTTACTAGTTTACAAGATAATACTGGTAAAGTTGTTGGCCATGATTTTACTGGTTATAAACCAAATCCTGCCGTAAAAGCAATTGATTCAGCTAGTGTAAAAATAAATTCACTAGGAAGCCAATTAGGACTGTCTCCTAGTGCTCGGGCGGAACTGGCTAGTCTTGATATTGATGAAGATGATACTGACGTGCAAGAGGTACTGAAAGGTGGCAATGATGAATTTTAAAAATAATCGCAAAGTAAAAGAGTTTGATTTTACTAGACGCGACACAGATTTGCTGCAGACATTTAAAACGTTGATGGACGAAGGTTATTTCAACGAAATTTTTGAAAAGTATCGCGATCCAGCAACGAGATATGCGTTTAAGGTTCTAACACTAAAACAGGTGGCTAGTTATAAAATTCAATTAGCATGTTTTAGGCATCTTAATGACTTGAAACGCAGCATTTGTGATCATGATTTTCCTTTTGAATATGACCTAAATGATTGTCACTTGATTTTAAACTTTGCAAAGCTGTGTCCTGACGTTAGCGTAAATAAGCCAGTGCCATTAATGTTATGGCAACAAGCAATTTTGTGCCTCAATCAAGGGTGGCGAACTAAAAGCGATAATCAGAAACGTTTTACATACGCTTTGATTTCTGTAGCTCGTACAAATGGCAAGACCTATTTGACCAACATTCTATTAGCTTATTCATTTTTAATCGAAAATGCTGAAGAATACAATCAGGACTATCTTTATTCAGCACCTGTTGATAAGCAATCGATTAAAGGTTGGCGTTATATTAGACAAACCTTTCAACAACTTTCAAATACACCTGGTTTCAAAAAATTAATTAAAAATCAACGTATTGAAGTTAATGACGAAACGGTTAAAAACCGTAAGACGTTCAGCAATTTGCAACGCTTGACGGCAAATAGTGGTCAATTTGATGCGTATCACTTTTTATTGGCCATTGTTGATGAATATGGTGATCCGCATTATGCAAATGGTGCAATGGGTAAGATTACTTCCGGCCAAGTTCAAAAGGTTAACCATGAGACGCTTGCAATCTCAACTGCTTACGATAACCCAAATTGCCCAATGTTTAGGGATGAAAAAAGGTTGACGGAAGTTTTAGAAAAAGATAATTCGCGCGAAGAGGACAGATCTTTATTAATGGTTTGGGAGCAAGATGATATTGCAGAAACAGATAGACCAGAAACCTGGGTTAAATCTAATCCACTTTTGGACCTACCTTCAATGAGAGAGACATTATTAAACGGCCTCCTTGACGAAAAGGCTCACAGGTCTAGTTCTGGAGACATATATAAATTTCAAAACAGGAACCTAAACATGTGGCTTGCGACTAGTGCGAATAAATACTTACGTTTAGATGATATTCAGCAATCAATTGTCAGCAATTTTAATTTTGAGAGTCGCGACTGTTATGTTGGCTTTGACCTATCAAGGTTTAACGACGATACTGCTGTTGCTTTTGTGTTTCCATACACTGACGACAAAGACCAACGATTCTTTATTTATCAACACTCTTTCGTTCCAACCGCACATTCACAGAAAAGCATAGTTTTAAAAAGTCAGCAAGATGGGATAGATTATGAAGCTGCTGAAATGCAAGGCTTTGCAACCATATCAAAAAATCGTTTTGGAGAAATTGATAATGAAGTGGTTGGACAATGGTATTTAGATTTTGTTAGAGAGCATAATCTAAATGTTAAAGCGTTTATTTACGATGCGCATTTGGCTGCACCATTAATTGAGTGGTTAAGTCAGCAATGCCCAGATGTGCCATTTGTAACCTTGAGACAAGGTACTTTATCGCTAGATCCACCAACACGTGAACTTCGAAAAATGTTTGAAATGCGCCGAATTAGCATGTTGGATGATCCAATTTTGCAATATTCATTAATAAATGCTTCTCTTTTTGAGAATGCCTATGGCGTAAAAGTTGATAAAGAGAGCCGTTCGGCAAAAATTGATGTTGTTGACGCGATTATTGACGCAATCAGTGAGGCACAATACTGGTTTACTAACCCAGAACGCAATGAAATTGACAGCAAACAGCCCTTTGCCGGTTGGTCACAGGAGAAAATTGATGACTACTACAAAAATGATTTTAGCTTTTAAAAAAATACTGCAATTGTTGCCACTCATATTAGTAATTTTAGGGTCAATCTCAATAGCTTTTGCCGGCTTTATTATAAATAAAGCGCTTGGCTATTTCGTCACTGGTGCTTTGCTAATTATTTTTGGAATTATTTTTGGTTATTTGAGAGGTGGTGATTAGAATCAATATCTTTAAGCAGATAGCAAATGCTATTAAACCTAACGAAACTATTAGAAGTCAGTCCGTGCCTTCAAATAGTTTTTTTCCTAGCTTTTCAATAAGCCATGGGCGGATAGTTCCCAACGTAATGGCCAACGTGACTATTGCTGAGGCTATGAAAATTCCCGAACTTTTTAACGCAGTTAATCTAATTGCTTCAGACGTAGCTAGTTGCACTTTTGAAAATACAGCTCCGTACACCGATTTGTTAACGAAACCTAGTAGACTAATTAGCGCTTTTAATTTTTGGCAATCGGCGGTAGCTCAAATGCTTTTAACGGGTAATAGTTATCTGTTAATTCATCGTTATCAAGATAATAAAAAGCCGGCATTTTTGGAAGAGATACCTACAGCTAATGTTGAGCTTCTAATATTAGACGATGGCACAGATTTAATTTACAAAATTAACTTTGATGATGATCGAAAATCAATTGAAGTTAACAGTAGCGAAATGATCCATTTGCGGTTAATTGCTACTGGCGAAGGTGACAATACACTAATGAGATTTGTAGGCATTAGTCCTTTAGACAGCTTAGTACAAACTTTAGATGTAAACCAAAACAGTGACCGACTGATTTTAAAGCAATTGCAAAAAGCTATTTTGCCAGCCAATATAATAACCTTACCGGAAGTTCAGGTAAACAAAGAGAGAAAAGCTCAAATTCGCGAAGAGTTTGAGAGCCAATACACTGGTGACGGTGCCGGATCAACAATAGTATTAGATCAATCAGCCAAACTATCACAATTGGACATTAGTTCGGATGTTTCCAAATTTCTTAGCACAATCGATGCAAATGCTGGTCGTATTGCAACAGCCTTTGGAATACCTGCTGGTTATTTGAGTCCTAATAAGTCAGATAACCAGTCAAATGTGAGTCAAATTGAGAGTTTATACATTAACAATCTCACGCGATATATTGATCCGGTTGTCAACGAACTAAGAATGAAACTGCAGCTTCCTAATCTGGAACTGGATGTTAATAGTGCGATTGATAGGGATGGACAGATGTTAATTAATAATATTCAAAAACTAACAAGTGGAACAAATCCAGTTTTGTCAGCTGATGAGGCTAAGAACCTATTGTCAAATAGAGGTGTAATAAATGAAGATGAAATTAATTAGAAAAAAAATCAGAGCAAAGCCTGAGAGTAATCTAAGCACTAGATCGTTTGCGACTGAGTTAGAAGTTAGAGATCTAGACAGTGGAGGCCATGAGATTAGTGGCTATGCAATAGTGTTTAATCAACCGAGCGAAGACCTAGGTTTTATTGAATACATTACTCCCAATGCTTTAGATAAGGTTGATTTAAAACAACTGTTGTTACTTTACGGCCATGATTTCAACAACATTTTAGCAAGAGCAGATTCTGGAACATTAACTACAAAGGTTGATGAAAAGGGTCTGTTTTTTAATGCAAAAATTCCCAACACAACTTTGGGAACCGATGTTTACAACAATATTGAAAATGGAAACATCAAGGGTGCGAGTTTTAGGTTTGATGTTGCTGAAGATGGCGATGAGTGGAAAACCGATGAAAATGGTCAGCTAATTCATACGGTAACAAAAATTAGTAATTTGCCTGAGATAAGTTTGACACCTTATCCAGCATATTCAGAAACAAGCGTTCAAATTGAACGTTCAAAAGAAAACTATTTAAGTGAAAGAGAGAATAAACAAATGCCAAAAGATGTTTTAGACAACTTAAAAAATAAAGAAAATACAAGAGATGCTGAGACGGGCACTGAGAGCTCGCCAAAAAGTTTAAACTTGTCAGCTGATGATATTCAAGCCGTAGCAAGCGCTGTGGTTTCGCTATTAAAAACAGACAATACTAATGATGCTTCAGCTGATGATAAAAAGGACCCAGAAAATGAAAATGGTTCTGACGCCTCAACTGATATAGATGAGGATAATGATATTGATGATAACGAAGATGACAAAAAGCGCAGCCAAAATAGTAAAAAAACATTTGTTCGCCAACGTGGAGTTAAGGGAGGAGTTGTAAAGGTGACAGGGTCGGAGAGAGACAAAAAAGCGCAGATGGCAATTCGCAGCTTTGGCCAATATGTAGAATCTCATGGTAATGTTCGAGATAATTTGACTACTGGTACAGAGGGCGAAGTCTTAATTCCTAAAGCAGTTATGGAGGCCTATCAACAGCCTGAGGACTCTGACAAACTTACTAGCCAAGTCCGCAAAGTTGCTGTATCAGAGCCTTCTGGTAGTCTGCCGATTATCAAAAAAGGAACTGCAAGATTTACCACGAAAGCTGAATTGGCGGCTAACCCTGAACTGACAAAAATGGAAATTAGTGCGGTGGAGTACAAACTACAAACCTATGCTGGTTCAATTCCTATTTCAAATGAAATGATGAGTGATTATCCACAAATTGGTAACATTGTTTCAGATTACATCCAAACAATGAGAGCTTTGACCGAGCAGGATAAGATTGGCGCTATTTTACAAACAGCACCAGCTAGTGTTGCAAATGATGCTGACGGTCTTAAGACAGCTGTCAATTTAGGTCTGTCAAATTACAGCAAAACTTGGGTTGTTTCCGAATCCGCCTATAACTTTATTGACTTGCTAAAAGATAAACAAGGTCGTTATATGTTTAACGACAGCTTAACCTCACCATCAGGCAAGAGCTTGTGCGGATATGGTGTCATTGTTGTTCCAGATACAGTTTTAGGAAGTGCTGGCCAAGCACATGCATTTGTTGGTGACCTAAAGGCCTTTGTTCTTGAACCATACAAAGATGAAGCTTCAGTTAAGTGGATGGACAATGACATCTATAGTCAGAAGTTGGCAGCATACATTCGTGCAGATTTCCAAAAAGCCGATGAAGATGCTGGTAAATTCTTAACATTAGATGCAGCAAAGCCTACACCAACACCATCAACTACTGAATAGTTAACTTTAGTCGCTTAATAAATAAACAGTAGCCAGTTGGCAGCGGCTAATATAAAGGGGTGAATAGATGAGTGAGAGCAACCAATTATTTGATCCAAAGCAGTTGCTTGAAGAATTGCACATAGATGATACTCCAGAAGAAGAGGCCACAATTTGCAATCTAATTAGCATGGCCAAAGCAATTGTTGATGAGGCTATTCAAGATACTAATAATTCTGAATTGGCTCAAGATGAATTATATCTATCAGCGATTAAAACATTGGCCACACAGTTGTATTACGACCGGACTCTGTCCGAAGGCAAAGCGCCAGCAGTACAGTTACTAATCGCGCATTTACAATTTAAGTATGGTGGTAGCAATCATGGCGGTTAATAACATATCAATATCGAGCCTTAATAAGAAGGCTATTTTTTGTACTACGGCAGTAGTTCATAACCCTAAAACGGGTGTTAATAAAGAACAACTAGTACCTGCGTTTACGCTATGGTGTATGTCCTATACAAGAACCATTGGACAGCAAGCTAGTCTTACACCTGAACAGTTGGACCAACCAATAATAGTGGTCCGGCACAATCGACAGATTACGGCCCAAATGAAGGTCAAATACGAGGGTATAGATTATAACATTGCCAATATATCGCCCGATGATGGGAATAAAATTATTACGTATGATTATATAACTTTGAAAAAGGTTGCCAAATGAAGTTTGAAGATTTTGCTAATCAATTTTTGGCTGAAGCTAAAAAGAAAATTCCAGATAGCCATAATCAAGAAAAAATTACACAAGCTGGTGCCGATGTTCTTAAAAAAGAGATACATGACGCTGCCATGCAACACCATCATAGCAACAATTCAGAAGTTACCCACCTGGCTGATGACATTCATGTAGTTTCTGGCGATATTGGTGGGGAACATAATGGTGCGTCAACAGTTGGGTTTGCCAAAAAAGGCCATATTGCACGTTTTTTAAACGATGGAACCAAATATATTAAAGGCGATCATTGGTTTGATGTTGCAGTAGAAAAAGCAAAGCCAGACGTAATAGCTGCGATGGAGAAGAAGTTTAAAGAGGTGACCAGAAATGATGCCGGTTGACATGCTGGCAAAAAATATTATTAGTATTAATTTGCCATGGATAGAACCAGCTAATGTGATTTGTACCAATATGACGGCTGATCAAAAGAATGATGTTGATAACACCATTCTTTTTTTAACTGAAGCTACAAATCAGCCAGCAAATTACTCCAATGACACAATTAAGCGTTGGCAACTTGTTGTAGAATTACAAATCTTTTGGGGTTCAGAACCTGATGTTGATAATATTCAAACAGCTGAGATTAAATTAATGAGAAAAATAATTGACCAGGGTTGGTTGGTAGAGCAGAGCTCACCGCATACAACAGACCCTGATACAGGACAAATAACAAAAACAATTTATTTAATACGAAATGAGGAAATAAAATGAGTGCACATGGTATTAAAGATGTTACATTTGCATTATTGGACGATAATGGAAAATTGATTAAAGGTGCCGATGGACTAAGTGATACAGGCTTGTATTTAGCTGACAACACCGGAGAAGGTTTTACAGCCGTAAACTTCACTGGTCTAGAAACAGAAGGCACGCCACAGTTTGCTAACGATAAAATTAAGCGTACCAGTTACGGTCAATCTCAGCCAAAGGTAGCGTTAACGGCTCTTGACCTAGACAAGCACGTCCTTCTAAAGCTAAAAGGATATGTTGACGATGGCAAGGGAGGTTATATTCGTCATTTGCCGAAACCGCATGTAGCAATTCTAGTTCACAGTCGAAGCCTTGATAACAAAATTGATCTCTATGAAGGAGTTGCAAACTGCGAAGTAATTGAAGAGGCAAGCAACCACTCAACTGATACAGGATCTGAAGCAGATGCAGATACTACATTATCAGCTGATGTTTTAACGCCTATTGATAAAACGGTTTTTGCCGACCCACAAGATCCTGATACACAACAGCCTTACAAGTATTGGTTAAGCACCGACACAGGTTTTGATAAAGCAGCCATGCTTAAAGAAGTTTTTGGCGGATATTCAGCCGTTAACAATACACCGTCAAATAGTTCTAATGATTAAAAGAAAAGAGTGAAGTTATATGAAAAAGATTAAGATTAACCTTAAACCGTTGGTCGGGATAGACAGGAAGATAACTGTGTTTCCTTCAATTAATCTAATGCTAGAAGCCTTAGATTTGTCGGCAACTATAGAATCACAAACTAGCGGTAATAATTTATCTAGTATGGAGGATATTAAGTCAACTAAAAAAGCTTTTACAACAATGCTTGATTTTATTCAAAAAGTTCTCAATCTATCTGATAAAGAGATGGAATATTTCAAAAATCATAGCACGCCAGAAAAAGTGGGCGATGTTTTAGGCAGAATTGTGATGGTAATCCGAGGAACTGACCCAGAAACAGTTGAAAAAGTTGCTAAAAAACATGAATTACAACAAAAGGCAATGTCAAAAGACCCAAAAAAATAGCTGAGCTTGCTTTACAGCAGAAAAAGGCTCTGATTCAGTTAAAAGATGAACGTGAAGATTTGCTTTACTTGATTAAAATGTTACTGGCTGAAGGTGCTATGCCCTCAGAGGTTGGTAAGCAAAATTACTATGACTTTTTTGAAGTCCTAAAAGCTCGGCCTAAGGATAAGCGGCCAGAATTAATTGATCCAATAGATGCAGTTGTACATTTGTAGAGAGAGGAGTGATGACAGATGATTGAATTACAACATGATATGGCGTCACAGGTCTCGTTAGATGTTGACAAAGCTGTCAAAAGTTTTAAAACTCTTACAAGTGCGGTAACTGCTAATACATCTGAATGGAAAGCTAATGAGGCAGCTGCTAAACGTAATGGCGATAGTCAGAAAGCGCAGCAAATTAAAATTGAAGGCTTGACCAAGTCTATCAATTTGCAAAAAGCAAAGTTGGAGGACTTAAAGAAACAGCAAGCTGCTGTGAACACCTCTACTGAAAAAGGCACAAAACGATATTATGACCTAACTAATCAGATTACCAAGACCAATGCACAAATAAATAAGCAGTCTGATCAGTTAAGTAAAGCTAAATCGGGGATGACTTACTATACTAGCGGACTGGCAGACCTACAAAAGGGCTATAAGCAAGCCACACAGCTGTCTCAATCTTACATTTCACGACTAGAAGCTGAAGGTAAAACTGAGGAAGCCAACCGAGCAAAATTAGATAGCTATCGTAATTCAGTCGATCACTTAAGCAAGCAGTTAGCAATTCAAGAGTCAGAATTGTCTAAAGTAGCAAGCGCTAATGACAAAAACTCCGAAGCATATCAGCAACAGCAAATTCGTGTAAATAAGACTGCAACGAGTTTGGCCAAAGCCAAGACGCAATTAAACGACTTTTCGACAAGTCTTGAAAAGCCACGTCCAATGGGCTTTTTTACAAAAATAAAAGCACAGTTGCATGGAACAGAAGATGCTGCTAAGGAAACTAAGACTAGTATTGGCGATATTGTAAAAGGTTCAGCTATTGGTACAGGAATTACTAATATTCTTGGCGGTCTTAGTTCAAGCTTAATGGGCGCTGCTAAACAGGGCTTTAACCTTGCAAAATCAGGCAAAGAAATTAGCGAAAACTGGGAACACATTGGCGTTGCTAAAAAAGGTGTCAAAGAGTTAACTGGCCAAATTGGTGAGATACGTGGCGTCAGCAATGCAAGCGGTGCTGCAATTACTAAACTACAGACGGGGCTCTATGGGTTAACTAGTGGCAATATTAAGCAAACCAAAGCACTTACTAATGAGTTATATGCCTTCGGAAAAGCTGGCGGTTCTAGTGAGGATCAAATAGTACAGGTTGGTGGCAAACTAACCCGTATTTTTTCAGCTGCCAAAGTAAATTTAGGAGCGTTTAACAAAACCTTCGCAACAATGCCTGGCCTTAAAGTCGCAATTCAAAAAGCAAGCGGTATGACCAAGTCAGCATTTAACGATGCCCTGGCAAATGGTAAAATTTCCGGTGCGCAAATGAAGAAGTACATGCTCGAAGCTGCAAATGGTAGTGGCAAAGCATGGGAGAAATTTGGCGAAACAACTGAAGGCAAAATAGCCAAAACCAAGGGTACCTGGACCAACTTTACAGCTGCTGTTATGAAACCCCTAGCCAATACGGCACTAGATGGCTTAAGCAAGGGCTTAGATAGGATAATTGGTAAAAACGGCAAGTTAAATGAAACTGGTAAGCATATCCAGTCAATTGCTGGAGAGCTTTCCAAAGACGTTGGTAAGAGCCTAATTAGTGCCATCAACTTTATTGCAACACATACAAACGCTGTAAAAGCGATGGGTGTAGCATTTGCCACCTACTTTGCCGTGTCCAAATTTATGGCAATGACTACCACGCTATCCTTATTTGTTACCAGAATTCAAAAAGTTATCTCAGCAATTAGAGAATGGACTGTTGTTCAAAAATTACTAGACATTGTAATGAATGCTAACCCAATTGGTATCGCTGTTGCAGCAGTTGCAGCATTAGCAGCTGGTTTTATTCTTCTTTATAAAAATTGCAAGCCATTTAGGACTTTTATTAATGGCATTGGAAAGCAGATACAGAAAGCCTTTTCTAATGTTCCATCGATAATTAACAAAGTAATTAAGTGGTTTTCAAAATTATTTAACAACGTTAAATCCACGTTTAATAAAATTATAAAAAGTATTAAAAATGCTTGGAAGTCAGTCACAAAAGGATTTAATTCCTTCAAAAATAGCTTTAAAAAGAATTGGGACAAATTCTGGAATAAAATTCACGATTTTTTCAAAAAAAATTGGGATAAGATATTGGCAGCATTTAAGAGTTGGGGAAAAAGTATTAATTCCTTCTTAAATACTTTTAGTAAAGATTTCAAAAAAGTTTGGAACGGTTTATGGTCTGGTGTAAAGTCAATCTTTAATAAAGCTTGGTCGGGGATTAAAAGACTCGGTCGCAATGCAATGAATGGATTAATTGATATTGTAAATGGTGGTATTAGTGCTGTTAATAATGTTATTCATGCTTTCGGTGGTGGTAAGCAAACTATAAAATTGCTTGGCCATGTAAAACTAGCTAAAGGTACTGATTCTTTTCTCAAATCTTTAAGTAATCCAATTACAAAGCCAGTAATTGCTACGCTCAACGATGGAACCGACAGCCCTGAAACTGGCAATAAAGAGATGCTGATTGATGACAAAGGCAATGCTGGTATTGTGCAGGGGCAAAATACAAAAGCACTATTGTGGCCAGGGATGCATGTTATCAATGCTCGTGAAACGGCCATGCTTATGGGACTTAGTGGTTTTAAACATTTTGCAAAGGGTACCGATTCGATATTTGGACAGATTGGCAATGCTGTTGGAGGGTTTGTCAACGGAATTGGAAGTTGGGTAACTAAAACGGCTGGCAACTTAAAAAAATATTTTGATTTAGCAACAAAAATAGTAAGCCACCCAATTAAGTATTTAGAGAGTCTCTTTAAATGGACAGATTCCAAGTCTATTGGCGGAGCAATGACAGACCTGACCCACGGAGCTTTTAACAAGGCTCAAGACTCAGCAAAGAGCTGGTGGTCTGCGCTGTGGCAAATGGCTGGCGGTGACCTTAATGGGTCAAGCTCGAAACTATTAGAATTAGTAGAAAAATACGGAGAAGGCCACAAGTATGTATGGGGTGCTGCCGGACCTTCTACATTCGATTGTTCTGGTCTTGTCATGTATGCTTTAAAAAAGGGCTTTGGCATAAGTTATCCACACTTTAGTGGTAGCCAGTATTCTAAAACACAGCATATTAGCAAAGCACAAGCCAAAAGTGGTGACTTGGTATTCTGGGGTGAGGGAGGTAACGAACACGTTGGTGTATATGCTGGCGGTAATCGTTACTTCAGTGCCCAATCGCCTTCACAAGGTATCCATATGAACACCTTAGATTCAGTAGTCGGCTACGGCGCACCTAAATTTGGGCGTGTAAAGGGACTAAAACAGGACAGTGGAGCTGATACTCATGCAACTAGTGATGTGCAGAGATATATCAAAATTCAAGTCGGTAACGGCTTTTTTAGTTTTATCAGAAAACTTGGTTCAATGTTTGGTGGAGGTGACCTTGGCGGTGGCAAACCAAGTGGGTCTCACAAAAATTGGTTAGCTGAGGCAGGTTTTAAACCTAGCGACTTTGGATACATCACATATATTGTTGATCATGAGTCTGGATGGAATCCTAAGGCTACCAATTCTAGTTCTGGAGCTTATGGCTTACCCCAATCTTTGCCTGGGAATAAAATGGCAGCTGCTGGTAGTGACTGGCGCACCAACCCTATTACACAATTACGTTGGATGAAGAGCTATGTTAACAGTGTATATGGTGGCGCTAAGCAAGCATACGAATTTTGGATTAAAAACCATGCGTATGCTAATGGTGGCTTAGTTAATCAGTTCGGACTATATCCAGTTGCAGAGCAAAATAAGCCTGAAATGATTATCCCCCTTGATACCAGCAAGAGAAATAGAGCTACGCAGTTGCTTGACGAAACAACTCGAATCGTTAGGGGCACCGATAGTTCAATCTTAAATTCTAATATCAAAAATGAATTAGAAACCATAATTACGGTGCTTGGAGCCATTGCCAACCCTGACAAAATTAATAAAGTTATTGATCAATTGCAAGTATTGTCACAAAATCCGATTAAGGTTGACACCAAAGTCAACCTTGATGGAAAGACTTTTGCACGTCAAATGGATAAATATCAAGTTAGACGAACTATAGGAGGCCAAGCACATTATGCGTTCTAACCAAAAAGGACAGATTATCTTTAGAAATCGCAGCAGTGCAGACTTTGGAATTTATTGTAAAACGCCAATAACAATACCAACGCCACAGCTGGATGTTACGGCGACTCACATTAATGGACGTAATGGTGATTTGCTGCAAGCGTATGAATCGTTTAAAAACATTGATTTAGTGATTGATGTTACGGTGTTTAAGCCTAGACAATACCCAAATTTGTATCAGTTAAAAAATGAAATAATTGATTGGCTAACCGGATTTGACTATGACTACCTAAAATTTAGTGAAAATCCCAATTGGGTTTTCGAAGCAATTGTAAGTACACCACCTAGTTTAGTTCCACTCATTGAAGATGGCGCTGAAGAGGAGTTAACGGGGCAGATCGCCTTTAATTGCAAGCCTTTGATGTTAAAAACGCCAAGTATTCGATGGCAAGAAGTAAAGCCAGTCGTGTATAACACCGAAAAAATGCCAGCGATGCCTGATTGGCACATAGTTGGCACGGGAAATGTTAAATTAACCGTTAATGGTTTAGATTATCAGTTCAATAGTGTTCAAAAAGAAGTATTTGTTGACGGCGAAAACTGTCAGGCTTATTCAATTGATGCCCAAGGAAACAAAGTTAACTGTAATTCGGACGTGATTTGGGAAAATAATGACGCCCCGGTTTTAGTAACTGGCAAGAATGTTATTAGTTGGACTGGTGACGGTATACCTCAAATTGAATATAAGCCAAAATTTAGGAGGCTTGCATGATTAAGTATTTACGATTCCCAATTTTGTTCAAAAATGTCAGTGATAGCTCTACAAACAACGGGATTGGTGCTTTAAGCGATGCAATAAAGGTTGAAGTTAATTGTGCAGCAAATGCAATTCAAACGCTATCAATGGAATACAGAATAGATGGCGTGTTAGCTAAAGAAATTAAAGGCGGAGAAGTTATCCTAGTAGATGCTTCTCCGGTTTTATTAAGACAGAAATTTCGAATTCAAGAAGCGACCAAAAGCCTAGATGTAATTAACGTTCAGGCGGTTGGAATTGCTTCAGATTTTACAAACAGGGTTATAACAAAAGATATTAGCTTGCCAAACATGTCGGCGAGCCAATGCTTTAATGCCTTACAAGACGCATTACCACCTTTAGAAAGTATACCAGGTGTTGAGTTCACCACTGATATTTCAGATTTGGCCAATATTAACTACACGGTTGACCAAAATTCTGATATGAGTGCAATCCTGATTGGTGATGATGCCGAAGGGGATGAAGCCACTCAATCAATGCAGACCTTGTATAAGGGTAATTGGGTTTTCGACAACTATCACTTATATTTGCTTAAAAATCCTGGAAAATACACTGGAGAAGTAATTAAGCATGGACGTGATATGGGCACTTTAGAAAGCACTGATAACATTACTCAGTTATATACTGGAATTTTTCCATACGCAAAATATACTCCCACACCTAAAACGCCTTTACCAACTGATATGACTCAGGCAGGGGATGAATTAGATGGTATGGGAACAGTACAGTATCTTGGGAATGGTGATTTAACAACATTTGACAGCCCTTATCCAGGCCATAACGTAGTTGGTTATGTTCAGAATGGCCAGCATTTACAACTGGTTAGAAAAGTTGATGGTGGCAGTGATCCGGCTCCGATGAATAACAATGATTGGTACATGTTAAGCGACAACTCATGGGTCGATGGCAATTTTATTACCTTTGACAAGAAAGGCGATTACATTGTTAATTCTGGTAATGGACAAGGTCACACCACTGCCGGTTCTGATTCAAAAGGGATTGTATATAGCGAAAGCGGCACGGCAACAGTAGCAATTGATGTCATTCATGTTTATCGATCACCATTCCAGGGGAAAGATCACTATCGACTTGATTTTACTTTTAAGCACGGCAACCGAATTAATTACCGTCACATTGCAATCGATGAAAATGGCAATAAGTGGTACGAAGTTGGTATTAATGAGTGGGTTTACGGCCCACATTTATCTTTTAGCCAAAAAGATAGCATTGTTTATTTACCTGCTTCTGGTAAAACTTTTGTCAGGTCGGGGGCAATTTGGTATGCAGTGCCTGGGACTGCTAATCAACAGACAATTCGTGAAGGCTATTACACCATTCTGGGACAAGCCACGATTGGTAGCGATACTTATTATAAGCTTTCGTCTACAAAGTGGGTTAAGTCGTCTGATTGTGATTTTAAACATAAAAAAACGGCTAAGCCTAAAAAGCCCAATGACTATGTTAGCCATGAAGTTACCAATACTGGCCGAATTGGTTTGCATGATAAGCCTGGTGGCCAAATAATCAGTGCTACAATACCGGCACATGAACAGGTTCAAGTTAATGCTACAGCTGATTGTAATGGTGAGAGTTGGAGTCAGGTAACTTGGAACGGCAAGACTGGCTGGGTACTCAGTTCAGCACTAGATTACAGCGCTGATGATGACGTTGAACCTAATTGGGGTGCTGACAATACCGACAATGATGATGACATAGATACCGATTCGCAACAAGAGATCTATGTGACGCTTCCAGACAGCATAGTCTATGCTGAAAATCAAATTGGCCATGAATTTCAACGCATTAAGACAGTTGACCTAAGCCAATACTGGACGCCTAATAATGACAATGATACTGGTGCACCAACAGCTGATGATATTGCCCAGTTGCAAAACCTGGCTGAAGCCTATATTAGAGAATACAGGATTGGTCAACCTGACCCCTCATGCACGTTAAGCGAGCAACAGGTTGGCAAGATTGAACAGGCTAATCTGTATGACTATGTTGGAGTTGATTACGAAAACATAGGGGTCAGGATCACAGCTAGAGTTACTAGCACAACATTTGACGCATTAGGCCATAAGTATATTTCAAAAACAATTGGTAGCTTGCCGGTTAATTATGAACATGTGTTATTACAGACGGCCAATAGCAATGCCAACGCTAAATTTGGACGGGCAAACAGCAAGTTCCAAGCCCAAAGTGATTTGATCACTGCTATACACAAGGCACTTAAGCAAGAGGGTGCTGACCGATTAAGTGCTGAAAAAAATATTGCTAAAGAAATTGGTGTTATTACAGATGACTTTAACGGTTTGAAAGGCCGAGCAGATGAATTCGACAAAGATTTAGTTGACATTAACCATCAGTTTAACGATGTTCAAAGCTGGATAGAATCAGGAGGCTCTGCAGTCTTGCAATTTGTAGACGCATCTGGCACTCAAACGTACAAAAATCCAGTTGAAATTCGTGCGCTAAATAGTGATGGCTCCTATATGCGCTTCAACAGTAACGGGTTGGAATACGTCAATAGCTCTGGCTATGCTGATGCCGCGATTGATAGCCGTGGTAACGTAATAGCCTCACATCTAACTGCTGATACTATTCAAGCCTTAAATGTGAAGGCATTTCAATTGGAGGGTGCTCTATATAGCAAAACGGCAGATGGAAGTATGGCAGTCTATGTCGGGACAGATAGTCCTGGTCAGCTATATCCACAAAATGGCGGTCATGCAATCTGGGTCAAGTCTGATAAATACATATCAATGCTATCTTCTGGTCAAGTAGAGATTAGCGATGGCAGTCATGTGACGAGTATCGGACCTAATGTTGGTGTAATTGGCGATAGCACCATCATTACAGAGTCTAACTTAAGAGCATATGCTGGACCATATTACACGACCGAGTCAGAGGTGCGCTCAATAGTTCGAGACATGGTGCCGTCTAAATATAGAAATTAGGTGAAAAAATGAATGATGAAGTAGTTAATATTTTAGCCGGTAACATTGCTAATCAAGCGATAACCATAGCAAAACAACAAAGCGAGATCAATCAATTGAAAAGTCTTTTGGTTAAAGCAAATGAAAATTTGGAAAAAAATAAGGAAGTGATAGCTGATGAGCATACCAATTCTAACGCTCGCAACGGACAAAAATAGCACTACTGTTGATGCTGACAGAATTACTATTAGGCAAAGCGAAGCGGGTTTGGTAATTAACGCTAATATCATTGATGCTGACAATAATGCTTATAATCTAACCAATTGCAAAGTCTTTTTTGGCGAAAATAAAGATGGCGGCAAGATGGTAGACGATGAGGATGTTGAAATTGTCGACAGAATCGGCGGGCAGATTAAGTACAAACTTAACACGGCGGTTTATCAGGAGTCTGGAGACGCTTGGTTTGAAATTACTGACAATACTAACAAATTGATTGACACTACAACTAATTTTCATATTGATGTTATCAAACAGGCCAATTTGCCAGTTGAAAATGAAAACTACTGGTCCCGAGCGGAAAACATGCTAATCCACGTTCAGGCTTTCGTGCAAAAAGTTGAAAACGATTTTAATTCAAATATTGCCAATAACGATAGTCGATTAAACGATTTGGTTAAAAAGTTTAACCAGCAGCTAGAAAATTACGAAAAAGAATTAGCTGATTATGATAGTAAATATCAAAAACTGTCTAATGATTGGGCGGATGAGTTAGGCAAAATTAAGGCTAGCTCAAATGATCAGCTTAGTTCATTAAAATCAGATTACGATGCGCAAAAGAAAGCCATCCAATCCGCTGCGGATAATCAACTGTCTGCCAATAAGACTGCTAGTGATAAAGCAATTGCTCAGGTTAATACTGATAAACAAGCTGCAATTAAGCAGGCTAATAACGATTTTCAAAACAAATTAGCTAGTATTCAATCTGATTATAACAGTTGGAAAAATAGCACAATTGCTGACTTTCAAAAACAACTTGATAAACTTGTTACCGAATTACAAAATGATGAAAAAACGCAAGCCGATTTAAAAGAAGCCATTGATGCAGCTAACAAGGCTATTGCTAATATTAACAATGTTGATTTTACTAAATACGCCAAAAAAGAAGATATAGAAAAAATCCACACATTAGGTAATCCGATTGCTGTTAGCACTGACACTAATCCTGACACGTTGTGCGATCCCGGTATTTATTATAGTGAAAAAGGTTTCAATTTTGGCGACAAAGCGCCAGCCGATTACTGGCAAGGCAAAAGCTATCTAATCGTATTGCATGGAGACAGGCCTGACTACTCATACAATTATTTCCAACAATTTCTATTCCAAGGAACAAAAGACACATACAACGTCTGGTTCCGCGGGGGCTATCAATATTACAGCGATTCTTACTACACATTCAAATTCCAAAGCTTAAAGGATATCTATGGAAAGCTTAAGCAAATTAGCATTAACGGTGGCGACCCGATTAGTCCGGATGATAATGGACTAGCTAAGCTGAACATACCACAGCCTGATTTATCAGGTTTAGAAACTAAGACTGATGCTAAAACCGCACATGATAAACTGAGCGCCGATATTATTAAAAATGCTTTACCAGATTTTAATCATCCAACACAAATTTTTAAAGATGTTAAAGTTGATCCAAACACACTAACCACAACTGGGATTTACGAGCTTCAAAATGTTGACTTACAGCTTAGTTTAGATAGCTTACCGGGCTTCACACAGACCAACGCAACATACGGTTACATTCTGGTGGTTAACAACGCTGCTCTTGATAACACGTTTCAGGTAATAATTTGCCGGCAGATGCATGATTTTATCTTAGATTACAGATATATTAATAAAACGTATAACGATTACCCTAATTTTAAACGAATAATTGATAACTCAGATTACACGAATTTATTTAATATGATTCAACAGGTTGATAAGAAGGAGCTAATTCATCAAAGCGATGATTTAGCTACAGGAACAGCCTATTCAAAAGCACATCCCAACGTATTAGTAGTTACGCCATAGGAAGGTGGCAATTTAATGTTAATAAATGGAAAAGAAGCCAAAAATCTTATTATCGGTGGAGAAATATTTAAAAAATCCTATGACGATTTAATTGGAAAAAAAATGGTAATTGACAATTATGGCTTTGGAAATAAAAACGTTATTATAAAATTTGACGATGGTTCCGAAGATTTTGCATATGATCCATACGATAAAACACAGACAGATACTATAGATTACTACAGGATGGGCAGTGATAATGACAAATTATTTCCAGGCCTATGGTTAGGTGGGAAAATTAAAACATCCAAAAATACAATTGGGAGTAAAAACGCTTGGGTTAAAGCAAGCGATGTAACTATTGCATAGAAAGGAAATTAAACAATGGCAGAATGGCAAGACGATTTAAAACAACAAGAAAAATTAGTGGATGAAACAGGCTACTTCAAACAAATTGTTTATGTTTCAAATGATCAATTTGATTGTTTACCAATTCCAATTCCAGCAAAATTAAATGCTGATTTTGCATTTCCGTTTGTTGCTGAGGAACCAACAGGCATGAACAAGCCTAAATATGATTGGACAAAACACGTGTGGGTTGACCAAGATTCAGCAAGTACCAGCGTCCGTTTAACGAATGCTGAAAAAGCAATTCAAACGGCTCAAGAGCAGGCTACATCAGCAACTAATGAAAACAAGGATTTAAAAAATAGCTTAGATGATATTGCTAAAAATCAGACTGAGCAATCTAAACAGATGGCTCAGATGTTGCAATTGTTAGCGCCTGCTGTTGCTAAAAATGGAGGTAACACTAATGCTTAATATCTTTAAAAATTTAGCAACACAATTTTATAATGCAGGTTGGTATGACAAAGCTATCATTGCTTCGTTTGTTAAAATTGGCACGCTAAATGCTGATGATTATAAAGAAATTACAGGTGATGATTATGCTACACCGAATGTTTAATAATGTTAGCAATAACTTTGAGCAAGCGCTAGCCAGTGTGGCTGTTATTGCAATTGGTGCATCCCTCTGGATTGATCGCAATTATTTTTTCTGGCCACCTGAACTGACTAGTACCATGAATGATCAAAGAATAGACATTGTAATTCTATTATTAGGCTTTTGCCTTTTGGTATCAGCCGTGACTGGCAATAAAAGTAAATTTTGGCAGCACGCATTATTAATTTTGTGTGGTGCAGTTATTTTTACTCTAGCATTAACGCAATTATGGCATGCCTTTTTAGGCGGACAAATGCGGATGGCACATACCGTTATTGGCGATTTTGTTATTTTTTGTTTAATCGTGAGAGCAGCATATAAAAGTTAGGAGGGTGGTCACTTGCATGATTTAATCAATTTGCTACAAGTGATTGGCGGTTTCGTCGGTGCATTTGCCACCGCTCTTGCCGTGACCCACAAATCTAATAAGGCAGATTACGAAGCAATTATTAAGGAACTGACAGCAGAGAGGGATGAATTTAAAAAAGATTACTACAAGCAAAAAGAAAAAACTGAAAAACTTGAAGAAGAATTGAGAAAGCGCCAATAGGCGTTATTTTTTTGGAGGAAAATATAAAATGAGCGTTAAAGAAATTTTTGATATGATCTATGCATTACTAATTGTTGTTGCAATCATTGCTTACAGTGTAGTTAGGCTATATAGTTTGAAACATCAAATCAAAAATAAGTGGATTGCACAAATTCCTGATTTAGCAGCTGGTTTTGTTCATGAAGCAGAAACTACTGGCGGTAATGGTACTGCTAAGATGGATATTGTAGTAACTAGTGTATGCAATATTTTGCGAAATTCAGGCGTAAAAATCACACCCGATATTGAATCTGCAATTAAGGCTTTTGCTGAAAAAGAAGTTGCTAAAATGAATGCCACTAAGCCAGCTATCGACCACACTGATGAAGCTCAATCAGTTGATGATTTTGACGAAAACAAAGTGATCGACAACGTTAAAGGCTCTGATAGCAATGCTTAATGTGATTGATGTCTCCAATAATAACGGCGGTCTTAATGTGGCCAATGTTAAAGCTGATGGCGTTATTGCTAAAGCAACAGAGAACAATAATTTCACTGATGGCTTAATGCCTCTATTTATGAACCAGGCTAAAAACTCTGGAAAACTGACAGGGCTTTATCATTTTGCCCGACCAGGTAACTGGCAGGTACAAGCAGATTATTTTTTAAGAACAGCTAAACCATATCTTAAACATTCAATTATTGTTTTAGATTATGAAAGTACTGTTGTAACCTATGGTGGTATACAATGGGCACTTAATTGGCTTGATTATGTTTATAAACAGACCGGTATTAAACCAATGATCTATTTAGGATTGGCTGATGAAAACTATTACAATTGGTCGTCGGTGGCTAAAAAATACAGTGTCTGGATCGCTCAATATAACGACATGGCTCCACATTATGGTTTTAGACCACGTGCTTTATACGGTAGAGTGTGCCATTGGAATAAAATGGCCATGTTTCAATACACGGCAAACGGCCGTCTAAATGGTTACAACGGCCCACTGGATTTAGATATTTACTATGGCAGTAAAAATGACTGGGATAAGCACAAAAACAACGACAAAGGAGTTGACAACAAGTTAATGGATTGGAAAATTAAAGTGCCCGTTACTGCATATGGTGGTTTCTTAGTTACCAAAAAGAAAGGTGCCACACTATGGGCAGGGCCCAATAATGATAAGAAATTAGGCATGTTAGATTACAATAAGACTATCGAGATTACTGGTTATGAAAAAGGGTTCTATAAAACCAAAAAAGGCTATATTGACCCTCGAACCGGGGTTGTTAAACGCAATCCACTGCTAGACAATCCTGATATTCACTCCGTAATTGAAGTAGTTGGCAATGCTAAAGGCCACGCTGAAGCAGGCGGACCAGTTACTGGACGCAAATTCGTCAAGGGATCACGGTATAAAGCCTATAAATTGCGCAAGGGTTATTTGTTAATCGGCGCAGGTGTTGATAAATGGATTAACGGCGAAAAAGTAAAAATTATTTTGTAAAAATATTAATAACTATCTTTTTTCTAAAACGAATAAGCCACTCTGGACTGATGTCTGGGGTGGCTTATTTTAGTTTTGTCAAGTTTCTTTAAAATTCCTGATAGAGCAACATTTCTTTAATAAAATTACTCATTAGCATAATTCAGGCTGATAAAAAAGAATTGATTTTGAAAAAAATAATGTTATAAATAAGGTATGATCATTCGATTATAGGAGTATTTAAAAATGAAGAATAAAATAGAAGCTTCCATTTATTTTTCTACTGGAATTCAGCAGACAGGAAATGGCCCGGCCTTATCTGGCCCCTTTAGAGTAATACCGACACCTTTTATGCCTACACTACTTTCAATGGCTATTACTTTTATTATTACAGGATTAGATAATAAAACTGAAAATACTTTTCAAGTTACATTACAGCGCAAAGATAGCAAAAAAATCGTATACCAATCAAAAGAGGAAAAGTTTCAATATAGTAATCCATACAATACCGTTGTTAATATTGTTTTGGATAATGCGCAGTTTAATCAAACTACTGGAGGAGATTATGAGGCGGTTATTGAAATAAAAGACAACGGAGAGCTAATTTTCAAAGACAAGGGTATGTTTACCATAATAAAAACAAAATAATTAATATCATGGAAAATATTATTTCTAATAAACAAACTGCGATTGAGATAAAAAGCGTTAATCATCGTAAAAGCGGGCATGCAGTAACTGCCCCAATTGAAACAGCAGCTTTCTTTATATTTGCATCATCTGCAGTAGCTAGTAACCTATCTAATTATATTGAAAAAGAACCTAAGCAGCAAATTATTCAGAATGTTCAAGAAAAGGGTGATGTTGATATGAGCAATAATAAAGACACATCAACTCAAGAAGTTAGACAAAAAGATCTTGATAGTTTGGAAAAAATGGTTAATGAAAAGCTTAAAACATCGACTACTTACGTTGATGGTAAGTTTAACACATCAAGTGCTTACATTGATGGCAAGTTTGACACATTAACTGCTTACATTGATGGTAAGTTTGACACATTAAATCAAAAAATAGACGAAATTGAAAGTAATATTGATAAGGAAGTTGACAGAAGAAACAAGCGGACTAATTTGTTGGTTACTATTATTGGTATTTTGGCACCAATCTTAGCACAAATAATTTTCAAATTTATTATTAAATAAATAAGCCACTCTAGGAAATCCTAGGGTGGCTTATTTTTTGTACAATAAAAAGCTCCCAACATGGGAGCTAAAGGTAAGAAGTCTAAAGGACTTCAAGAAAAATAATAACTTTTTTGAGATTTTTTTGCAAACAATAGTTGACAATATACGTTTAAACGTATATCATATAAGTATAAGGTAAGAAGTTGAAGAAAGGACTTATTAAAATGACAAAGCAAAGTTTTAACGATTTTAGATTTAATGGATTTGAATATGAGGACCACTCAAATAAATATTGGGAATTTGGCTCACAAGTTAATGCTGACGAGTCCAAAGTATTAATTAGAATTGATGAAAACAATGTTTTTAGTTATTACGGTAATAATGGCTGGAAAGTATATGTTCTCAAACTCGATCGCAATCATTGTGTATTTATTAAACATTGGCAACATTTTGATGGCTTTTATGGCACCTACATTTTAATAGACAAGAATTACTACCACGTTGTTGATGCAAGAGAGCCGTTTGAAGACATGGCTGAAGAAGGAAGTTTGAATAATTGGGAAGAAGTTCTAGCTTTAGCTAAGGCTCAAGATAAAAGTAACAAAGAAAACAATGAGTTGATTTTGGTTACCAAAAATTAAGTTAGGGTGATTTAATGACAAAAATTAGCGAGGCGCAAAAACGAGCTTCCCAAAAATGGGACAGCCAAAATAAAGATAAGAAGAATTACATTGTAGCAAAATCGCAAGCCAAACGATTTATTAACAAATTTGCTACTAGTCAAGATTTAAAATTTTTAATTGAATTAATCGAAAAAAAGTTAGAACAATAGTTGACAATATACGTTTAAACGTATATCATATAAGTATAAGGTAAGAAGTTGAAGAAAGGACTTATTAAAAATGAGAATTACAGAAATTGCAAAAAATGGACAAGCTACTATGATTTACAAATCAGCAGATGAATTAACCACTGAAGAACGTGAGATGTTAATCTTACCCTGCAATATGGAAATGGAAGATTACGCTGACTTTCAAGTAAGATACAACCGTAAAGGTCAATTACTAGGCGTTAAAGGCAATGCCTTTTCAGAAGCTGAAAATGAGCAAATTAATCAAGAAAGTGCTAAACCAGATGCTCTAGATACTTGTCAATTACTATTTGGCAATCGTCACAGTAAAGCCTACCGTTTAGCTAAAAGCAAAGTTAAAGCAGCTTCAGCAGAAATCACTGCAGCTAGAAAGATAGTGGCTAGCAAATGAACTATTCGTTTGACGCAAGTAAGCTAATTGATGAACTATCAGCTGACATTGCCGAAGATGGTAATGTTGACGTTTGGGGCTATTGGATTGTTATGGACAATGGTCAAGAGATATATTTTGACTATTACCCTTTAGACGATCCAGAGCTTGAAAATGAGCCAGATTACAAATCTGTCTCAGATTTTGACAAAAAGGTATTTGAGACTTACCCAAATTTCTTGAGAAAGAAAATTAAGGCAAAGGACTTGTTAGAAATCTTTAAAAAAGAAAACGAGACAATATAAAAACAGCTCTAGCATAATTGCCAGGGCTGCTTTAAGTTAAGGTATCTAAAAAGGTATCTAATTCTATTCTTAATAATTTATTTAAAAGCATTAAATCCTTTTATACCAACTTTTTTGTACAATAATTTATATAAAAAATCATAAATAGTGCCCTCACACTCCGTAATACACTTTAAATAGTTACTAAATTTAGTTTTAGTGACTATTTTTTATTTAGTAAAATATAAAATTAAAAGAGAAAAAGGCGGTTAAGTTTATCTTTGAAGTGAACCCTAAAATTAGGACACTTTATATTAGCTGCTAACTGAGAACTAACTTCCGATATTCAAGCGGAGTTAGTCCTTTTAGTTTAGTCTTGATTGTAATACTCAATGTAGTCTCTGATTGCGTCTTCCAGTTCATTTAGATTCTTAAACCATTTTTCAAACCCATAAAACATTTCTCGTTTAAGTATGCCGAAGAAACCTTCCATTAAGCCATCATCAAGCGAAAATTACCCTTGCGTGACATTGATTGGCTAATGCCATGATTTTCCTGTTTGATCAGTTGTTCTCTTTTGGTCATGGGGCGACCTTCCTCTTTGCTTATTAACGATATTATACCCATTTTTACGATATTCTCGTAGCCAATTGTGCAACATGCCACGACTTTTTAAGCCTAAAGCTAGTGCAACGTGATAAAGGGATTCATGGTCAACTATAATCCGCTTGAGTGCCTGCTCCTTAAAATTACTTGTGTAAGTAGTGTAAGGCTGGTCTAAAATAGCTAGACCGTGACGATTAATCAAAGTCAACAAGTAATCAATATTCGGCTTGCTAACCTGATAACGCTGACTTAATTCAGTAGGACCAACTTGATAATCATGCCAAAGATGATAGATTTCAATTTTATCTTGTTTAGATAATTTAGCCATAAAAATAACCCCCAAATTTGTCCTAAATTTAGGGGTCACTTCAATTTTTCCGCCTTTTTTGTGTTTTTAAAAAATTAAATCGTTATTTTTCTGAAATAGCTTGTAGGTGGCTCTTTCTAAACGGTAGGGAATACCGAACTGCTGCATAAAAGGTCCGGGCTCATCGAATGTATAGAACTGTTTTGAAGCATATTTGTAGATTAGATTTAGTGAAAATAAATCGGCCTGATGTTCAACCAGTGTGCTCAAATTAATTTAGTAAAAAGTTCCCTTATCGCCGTTGGCAAAATGGCCAATTTCATGACCAATCATAAAAGGTATTTCATTTTGATTTTTCCAATTGAGATTGATAACCATTCTACCAATATCAGTAAAAGAAACTGAGGGATAATCAGGATCAATCTGGTCTAATAACGCGTAACTAATTCCATGGTCAAATGCATAATTTAGCATGTATTTAATTAAATTTTCCACCTTTTTTGCCTTCTTTAAAATCAGAGTCCATTAGGTTACGGATTATATCAAGATATTTTTCAGGAACTGCTTTTCCATTATAAGCAAGTGGAATGTCGTCAGCTAAGTCAATTCGTTTGACTGTTTCTGCTGGACTTGATTCACCGAGTAAATCATTTACAGAGACGTGCAAGACATTAGCCACTTTTTTCAAACTTGCTGTACTTGGTGTTTGCTTATCCCAGCGATAAATACTGTTGGCACCAATTCCAGCTTTAAGTGCAAGACTTTGCAATGATGACCACCCCTTCTTTTTTGCAATTATTTTAATTCGATCTAAAGTAGTCATTCTGTTTTCCTCACGTTTCCATCAAGCAAAATTATCTTAAGTGATAAAAATATATTGACTTTTTACCTAAAGTGATTGATAATTAATTTCATCAAGTAATTAAGTAGTAAAAAATAAAACTAAATATTATAACTGTTTGTTGACCCTGCAGGTTTATTGTTGGTTTTATTTTGTTTATCATAGTTAAATTTTATCACGAATGATAGATATTGCAACTACTTGAGCGATCAATAACACATTTGCAATGAAAGGAGAATTGAGATGAAAATCCTGTATGATCTAATCCATAAACTCGAAGCTGATTACGGCTCATTGGACCTAGTTCCAGATAACAATCCTATCTTGCATCAAATACATGAGCAAATTAGCATTACTGCCCATGACAATATTGATTTGACCAAATATGAGAAAGTGGTAATTGCCCTCATGAAAACCGGCTTTAATTTGCATAACATTGTTGCAAAAACAGGAATTTCCTTTTACTTAGTTAGACAAATTGCCTCTAATTATGATTTGCAACTTAAGTTTTGCTATGTAGCAGTTAAAAGATCACGATCCCAAAATTTTCAGTAATGGTTTTGAAAATTTCCAGGTAATAGTTGAATCAAGCTGTTACAGCTTAACCATAGCTAAAATTAAGCTTGCCTTTCTTTGTAGTCAAATGAGAATGGCACATACTGGTAAATATCATTTTGTGGGTAATTATAAGAAAAGCATATATGAGATAGGAAGTGGTCACATGCATGATTTAATCAATTTGTTACAAGTACTGGTTGGTTTTGTTGGCACGGTTGGAACAGTGCTTGCCGTAACTCAAAAATATAACAAGGCAGATTACGAAGCGATTATTAAAGAATTAACAGCAGAAAGAGAAGAGTTTAAAAAAGACTATTACAGGCAGAAAAAGAAAACTGAAAAACTTGAGGAAGAATTGAGAAAATTATAAAATTCATCAAATCATTATTATTCTAAATGTAGCACTGTTATATATTGTAAAACCTATTCTTACGTCAAGCAGCATAGGACCGCTGTGGCTGCATTTTCAGCAAATACTATGCAATCAAAGGCTAAGATTGTATCTGAAACAGTCAGGGTTATGATTGATAAAGTCCTTCAAGAAATGCAAAAAGACAATATTATCGATGGCGTTGAAGATATTCAAAGTTTTGCTGAAAATGACGATGAACAATCTGTAATTATTCCAGTGGATAAAATCACCAAATGAAAACATTAAAACAGATATGGGCTAATGTATTAGTGACAATATTGCCATTTAAAAGTTTCAATATTTAAAGGCGATAATGTGCTATATAACTCCTGGTTTAATTACGATGTACTATTTACTACCATGTTTTCAAATGATTCTGCTTTGATTAAAGCAAAGGCTAAATTTGTTTAAAAAAAGTTAGTTGAATTTGACCTGTTTGAAAGAACTTACTAGGCAGCCAATTGGGGGGGGAAAGGTAGCACAGTTAATACTGACAACTTGACCTTTCTTCTCATACTCTAGTCAATGGAATATTGAACTTGCATTTGTTGTAACTGATCAAAAGGTCTTAAATTGTATGATAGCGCTAACTTGAAACCAAGTGTTAACTTATTAAAATATAATATGACTTGAGAAGTTCAAGATGAAAGAGGCAGCGCGCTAGAATTGGGTAAAAACTAATGGGTTAACGGCCGATCCGGGATTACTAAGCTAAATTGCCACAGATGATAATCTTGCTAGTTGGGCTAAGGTCGTGCTATCTATCACATATGTATTTTATCATCCTACTGCCAACAGTAAAAAAAGCAAGTCCATTAACAGCTAGTAAGGCTTATCTGATTTGAGAATCGTAAGCATGTTGAAGTCATCTGATATCGGGCATTCGTGCAATTTAATTATCGTTAGTTGTTATGGTCCGTCTCTTTCATTAATTTAAAAGTAAGAACTATCATTTTAAAATTATTAAATTTATCAAATTAAGTAAATGAATTGTCTTGTCTTTACTTTAAAAAATAAAAAGCCTTCATTCAGCTATATATAGCTAGTGAAGGTTTTTAATACATTATTAACCTTAATTGTATAAGAATAAAATTCAATTAAGTTAATTATTTGTAAAGTTAATATATTAACATTGAATTACAAAGTAAAGTATAAATATAAGCCGACATATCAATACTACATCAACTTGTCTAAAATTATAGCACTTATGGATTTAATGAGCAACTGAAAATGGGAAAATACTTAAACATTTTTTCATGACTTTATGTTAAAAATTATTTTGTAAAAATTGCTTTCAGTACGTTATTAAATTGCTGATATTATTTATTTATATTATTAATAGTAAACTTAGTAGATAACTGATTACATCTTATATAATAAAATTGCCGATTTGATTTTGACAATAACAGAATAGCTAAATTTGAAAAAAACATGGACAAGTTATCTTTTGTATGCTAAAGTTTTAAAAGTAATCAGTTGATGATGCAAATATGGAGGATTAGCTCAGCTGGGAGAGCATCTGCCTTACAAGCAGGAGGTCACAGGTTCGAGCCCTGTATCCTCCATTAGATAAAAAATTTTAAGCAAGAAGAGATAATGATTCTTACTTTTTTGTTATTTAATAATCAACTTTAACAAAAATATTAGTGTGCGTATGATAGTTCTAAGTAATTAACTAATAAAAAATTTAATTAATTTCTTTAAATAATAGACAAGTTATCTTTTGTATGCTAAGATTTTTAAAGAGTAGTCATTTGATGACAACAAACTGGAGGATTAGCTCAGCTGGGAGAGCATCTGCCTTACAAGCAGGAGGTCACAGGTTCGAGCCCTGTATCCTCCATTAAATTAAAATTTTTTAAGCAAGAACCAGTACTGCTTCTTGCTTATTTTGTTATTTAAAATAATACTTGGACTTCTATGCCAGGATTACCCGTTAAATTAGTGAAAATTGGATAATTATTAGGGAACTCCTAATCTAACCGAATAAGAAAGAGATATAATGATTTAATTTAGAGCTTAATTTCTTGAGCGTTAAGAGAATACTATAAAAGAGTAAAAAGATTACATCAAATTTTATACTGTACAATGAAAAATTCCGGTCATTTACGAATTAATTTGTAACATGATTACAACCTTAAATACAGGTACTGGTAGAATTGCGTTTTAAGCACTTAAAACCTGACTTTATTTAGAATTTATATTCAACGAGACATTTAAAATTGGCTGTTTTAAAAATTTGCAATGTAGTTTTTGCTGAATGCTTAAAGTAGCATATTTAATCTATCATTATGTTACTGTATTTGAGAAAATCATATTATCTAATAAAATATATAGCAGTTGGCGGACCGTATTATGGCAGCTTGTTATTATTGCTTTATCCGCAATTGTTTATTGGCCTTTTATTAAAAAGTACGATTAAGATCTGTTGCAGCAGCAACAAAGTGAAGAATAATAAATAAACTCAATGTCAAAATTGTCATTGAGTTTTTTGCTTTTTCGAGGGTAAAAGCGCTTTTTTGAAAAAGTTGTAATTTTTTAGCATTTTCTTCTTGCAT